TTACATATTCGCGATAATCGCGTCGCCAAACTCACTACATTTCAGCAACTTAGCGCCTTCCATCAGGCGTTCAAAGTCATAGGTCACGGTCTTCGCGGCAATCGCGCCTTCCATACCTTTAACAATCAGGTCTGCGGCTTCGAACCACTGCATGTGGCGCAGCATTACATTGCCAAAAACATACCAACCATTTGATAAAGTTGAAATTATCATTCTTTCTACTATCAAAAAAATTCAGTAACTGTCTTTTACAACTCATTGATTATCAAAACGTTGATTTTAGTTTTGGGGAAGAGTTTTCTTCAAGATTCCAATTTTTTCACGCCAGTACATTCAACATGATGCTACTAATGGCAACCCCCAATAGTGAAGCTTCTACATTGGTTGAGGTCGCTCGGAGAAACACCGGAACAGCCACTCGCATATCCTCTTCTATACTTTCAGTCTGACCGACTGGAGGTTTCATATGTGTGGACGCTTTGCACAAGCACAGACCCGCGAAGAATACCTGGCATATCTGGCCGATGAAGCCGAGCGCGATATCGCTTATGACCCTGAACCTATAGGCCGGTACAACGTGGCGCCCGGTACCAAAGTTCTGCTGCTCAGTGAACGCGACGAGCAACTGCATCTGGATCCGGTATTCTGGGGATTTGCGCCCGGATGGTGGGATAAACCACCGCTGATTAATGCACGGGTTGAGACTGCGGCCACCAGCAGAATGTTTAAACCGCTATGGCAACATGGCCGAGCTATCGTGTTTGCTGATGGTTGGTTTGAGTGGAAGAAGGAAGGCGACAAGAAACAGCCATACTTCATCCACCGGGCTGACGGCCAGCCAATATTCATGGCGGCGATCGGCAGCATACCGTTCGAACGCGGTGATGATGCCGAAGGATTCCTGATTGTCACCGCTGCAGCCGATAAAGGTCTGGTAGACATTCACGACCGCCGCCCTCTCGTTCTGTCACCTGAAGCAGCGCGGGAATGGATGCGGCAGGATATTGGCGGAAAGGAAGCCGGAGAGATAGCAGCAGACGGGGCAGTGCAGGCAGATAAATTTATCTGGCACGCCGTGACTCGAGCTGTTGGCAATGTGAAAAATCAGGGACCAGAGATGATCGAGCCTGTCACTTAACGCGCAGCAGATCGGAAAACCTTGTTGTGTACCGCGGCGAAAGCATCTCACGTTTCATCGCCCATTGCTGCTGGATGCCCTGTCCTGCAAAATACAGCGTCCCCCTCCCGCCTTTGGCGTTGAGTTGATCCAGCACCTCCATCAGCTTCTCGCTGCCAGCACGTGGGGCATTGTCATCAAACAGGTTAAGCTGTGCGACACCCTGGCTAAAGAAATCCCCGAGCATAATGCCAGCCTTTTGGTAGCGGTGCCCATCCTGCCAGATTTTGTCCAGGCACTTAACAACAGCGTTGATGATGTCGCGGGAATCATGAGTGGGTGTGAGAAGCTTCACTGACGCGCAATTGCCGTAATACGGCTCGTTAAGCGCGAACGGTGACGTCTTGACGAACGCCGAGATAAAACGGCAATACTGGTGCTCACCACGTAGTTTTTCAGCACCACGGGCAGCATAACTGCAGATAGCCTGGCGCATCTGTTCGTATTCGGTAACGCGTTCTCCGAATGACCGGCTGCAGACGATTTCCTGCTTTGCCGGCGCAAACTCCTCCAGATCCAGACATGGTTCGCCACGCAGCTCCCGGACCGTTCGTTCCAGCACCACATTAAAGTGCTTGCGGATAATCCAGGTGCTTTGCTCTGAGAGATCCAGAGCCGTTTTGATTCCCATGGCATTGAGCTTCTTGCTGATACGCCTACCGACACCCCACACATCCTCTACGGGTATCAGTGCCAGCAGCCGACGCTGGCGGTCAATGTTCGACAAGTCAACCACCCCGCCGGTCTGGCGCTGCCACTTTTTCGCAGCATGGTTAGCCAGCTTGGCAAGGGTTTTCGTCTGGGCAATGCCTACGCCGACAGTCAGGTGCGTGCGCTTCAGGACCGTCGCTCTTATCTCGCGCCCGAAATCTGTCAGATCCCGGCAGCTTCGTATCCCCGTCAGATCACAAAAAGCCTCATCAATGCTGTAAATTTCTACCCGCGGCACCATCTCCTCGAGTGTGGTCATTACCCGGTTCGACATATCAGCGTAAAGCTCATAATTGCTGCTGAAGCAAACAACACCAAATTGCTGGAAGCGTTCTTTCTGTTTGAAGTATGGCTCACCCATTGCGATACCGAGTTGCTTCGCCTCGGTGCTACGCGCAATCACACAACCATCATTGTTCGACAGTACGACAACCGGACGCCCTCTCAAATCTGGTCTGAATACAGTTTCACAACTGGCGTAAAACGAATTAACATCGCAAAGTGCGAACATACTCAGCTCGCTGCTTTAACGATGAAAGTAACGACGCCGAATACGTCCAGCGTGTCTTCGCTGTCGACGATGATCGGCGAATAAGCGCTGTTCATCGGATTGAGCTGAACTGTAGGTCGCAGCTGCAGACGTTTAACAGTAAACTCCCCATCCACGGCTGCAATAACAATATCGCCGTGTTCAGCAGTTCGTGAGCTATCCACCACCAGCAGATCACCATCGTTGATGCCTGCTTCAATCATTGAATCACCCGTGGCTTTGACAAAATACGTTGAGCTGGGATGAGAAACGAGCAACTCATTAAGATCGATACGCTGCTCAATGTAGTCTGCCGCGGGACTTGGGAAGCCACACGGCACTAAATAACTGAAAAATGGCAGAGAAATAATTTCGCGCAACTCTGTAGGTCTGAAAAATTCCATAATCCATACCCCAAATACTGTTTTTATATACAGTAGTTTCATTTGAACATGCGCGCAAGATACCGGAGTCGTTACGGCTGTTTAATTATTCATCTCTTCGTTTGTAAGTTTCTATCTCTATTCAAATTATGGGTTTTGTAAATTTTCTGGTGGTATTGCCATATGCGCATATTTAAGCCAGTTTAGAGTCTGGGAATTTTCTGTGCAGCGTCGACCGCTACCTGCTGCCGCTGTACTCCTGCCCTAATCAGGCGCCCGGCCTGCGCCCATCGCTCCTGGGGGAAAAGCCCGGACAATAGCCTTTATTGTGGGTTTAGTCAGGCTGACTGTTCCGGCCAGGTATATCAAATCGGCTTCTTTGGTCCAGCATTTCAAAAATTGCGGGAGTTGTGAAACGGCCCATGGTAATTATTGTTCTACCTGTGCGATAATAAGTTCTTTTTGAGGGTATGTTATGCGCACAAAGTTACACTCTCTGCAAGCACTGCGTGGTATTGCTGCGTTACTGGTTGTGTTGTTCCATTATAGAGGCTTTCTGAATGATGGAGCTAAAGAAAACCCTACAATATGGGATAAAGTATTTAGTCCTGGAATTATCGGTGTTGATATTTTCTTCATTATTAGCGGTTTTATAATGGTTTATACTACCTGGAGTTATACGCGAGGGAAAGCATCTCTGGTTCGGTTCTTGCTTAACAGGGTTATACGTATCATTCCGTTATACTATCTTTGTCTTGTCATAGCTTTTCTTCTTGAAGGCGCTATGAGCACTTTTCATTATCCAGACAAAGTGCAAAACATTTTAAGTGCGTTGACATTCACATTATACAAAACCTCTACACCGCCACTCTACATTGACGATGGTGGTACGTATAATATTCGATGGACACTCAACTACGAAATTTATTTCTACCTTGTATTCGCTTTATGTCTGCTGGTTAAACACCGAGTTCTGGCGCTCGTCACTTGGGGCGTTCTGGTAACCAGCATCATACCTGTGATAGCAGGATACCAACCAACAATAAATGTACAAGGTTATCCTTTTTCATCTCCATACCTCGGTTTTCTGACAAACCCTCTTCTACTGGAGTTTATTATTGGAGTTATAGTTGGCTGGCTGTACATCAAAATAAAACAAAAATTTCCTTCAAGAAAAATAGATTTATTATCAGGTATTAGTGCTATCGTACTACTAATATATATTATTTGGGGAATATATACTGGAAACATCCATGCGTTGGACAGGAAAAGTTCCCTTGTTCTGGGGTTGTTTGTTCTCGCCCTCACGCTTGGGGAATCTTTATTGCTGGCATTTATCCCCCGTTTTTTGACTTATGTGGGAAACATCTCATTTTCGTTATATCTGCTCCATAGCGCAGTTGGTCTTGCTGTGGTAAAAAAAGTTGGAGCTGTCGGATATTCGGATTTTAAGATGATCCCATCCGTGTTGCTGGCTATCGGGATATCTATCCTGGCAGCTCACTTTACACATAAATACATAGAGATTAATCTGACTCAGAAGATAAAAAATAAGTTAAAACAGAAAAATCTATTGAAGAATCCTCTTCCATACGGCAGTATGCAATAAAAACAATTTATATACGCTCGGTAGTCCGGGCGTTGCTTTATTTAATTCCCGTTATTATCATTCCAGTATCCTTTTTCATTTGCAGTTGGCACCCATGGATTTTAAATCCCTGAATGACCATTGCCTGCATCATACCTGCCCCGTTATCTGTCTGTTGCCCCAGACGCGCTTCACGCCACATCCGGTACCTCCGGCCAGTCAATATCTGGCGCACCAGTCAGATCCAGACGGCGCAATTTTGTACGCACTTCACGTAAATCGGAAAGTTCGACCAGCTCGGCATCAGTAATATCACTATCATCCTGCGCTTCCATAAGCTGATTGATTTTTGACGTGACCGACGCCATGCGCCGGTCGCGTTCTGCTGTCGCTAAAGCAACATAATCAACCTGAACAGGTGCGATAACGCCGTTGCTATAGGTAAAATTACCAGCCTGGAAACCATCAGGAATATCAGTATCAGCGAGTTCCACAACAGAGCAATTCAGCGGAAATAACTTTGTTGCATCTTTATCCGCAGCAATTATCAGTCCTGTTTTTTCATACTGTATTTTCAGTGTGTCTGGCTGAAATAATTTCTGTAGCACATACCAGTCAACACCTGATTCATCGTGGATAAACTGAACGCTGCAGTTCTCTGATAACTCCTGCTGAACAGGGGTTAATTCCGTTGTTTTAGTGAATTTTTTAAAATGTCTCATTTTTATGTCCCTACCGTATACCACTGACCATTCACTTTAAGCTGTAACAAGCGTCGTTGGATCCGGTCTGGTGTATCGTTCGAGTCTCCATTCTCAACACCTGTAATGACGTAACCTAACTGGTCTGCAAATCCGGGCGAACGATATAAGTTTCCATGCTCAACGGCACCGAATCGAATTGACTGAACATACCCACTCAGCATGTCAGTTGTAGCAAGGAATACACCAGAACCATCATCATGAAGCATAAATGGCTTTGTTTTGTCGTTCTGGTACACACCGACCATGGTGATGTACTGACGCGCTGGCTTAGAAGCCACAAACGCGCTCAGCCAGCCCGGTCCGCTACCACTGCCCCATATATCACCGTATACATCGCCATTTTTGTTGAATATCGCACTTCCAGCCTGCAAGTTTTCAGCAGCTGCGATAACACCGAGTCGGGTGCTGATATATGCCCGGATAGCCAGGTCTTCTGAGTTCTGAAATCCGATACCATTCCATGACTTAATGTTCAGATTGTTACCATTAAAACCTGCACCATCAACGTCACCTTTAGCCATCCCACCAGTGCCATCCCCAACCGTAACCAGGGTATCGCCACGCATATTTGGTGCAGAAATACCCCCCGTAAAGGCGCCCCCCTCCAGCATCGCCACTTGACGCCATGAGGTAATACCCGCTCCTGTTCCGTGACCAAACAATACGTTATTGCCACTGACTGCAAGAACATCCACAACAGTGGTCGGACTTACCACCTCGCTAAGGGTAATAATTTGCCAGAAACTTACCTGGTCTGGCGCGTCGGGGGCCTGATGCGCACGCATAAACTGACAGCCTGTAGCCGCACGCGCGCCGATTGATGTTCGGTCAATTGCGTCACTGACAAACGTTCCCGCGAGGAATCGCCCATCACCTTTAAAAAGAACGTCTACTAAACCAACGTTCTGGAGAAACAGCGGCTTATTCGGAATGTCCGCGCCATTCTGATTTTTTTCAAGACGGGTTTTAACCTGTTCATCGATCAGCCTGCCAATGGCGGCGTGAAGCTGCGTATGTTCGCCTTTACTGAGTGGTATGCCGGCGGCTTCAATAACAGTGCAGACCTCTTCCTGGACTGCATCCCACATATCACTGTTGAGATCCGTTGCGCGGCGGCCCGTGGCGGGATCACCATTCGTAAATCCGTTTTTTCCCTGACCAAATTTATCTTTTTGCGCAGTGGGCGTATCAATTCTGTGCATTCTCTTTTCCTTCCGGATAAGCAAAAACAACAACCGTATGCGATGGACAAAGCTTATCAATCACACATTCAGCAACAGTATCGCCCCACGTTCTGATCGCAGAATCGCAGGTGCTTGTACAGGTCTGCCAGCTGATGTTCGCATCGGCCGGAATATTCACACGCCAGTAGTAACGCCAGAATTTCCCCCATTCAGGATCGGGTGTGCTGTCGAGATTCTGAAACTGCTCAATGGTGGCAGCGGTATACCCCAACGCATCAAGCTGTTCCCGATAAAACCTCTCGTTTATACCACCGGCAACATTTGCCTTTGCATCCAGCCGTTGCTGGCGCTGCTGTAATGTCTGCACGCCTTCCGGTGCACAGGAATCAGGCAGACCATACAACTGTTCATAACGGTCTATCAGTTCTGTGGTTCTGGCCGGATCAATTTCAGCCATCAGTTCATCCGCTCTCTGATGTACCCGGTTCAGCGACGGCGCCAGCCCTTCAATCAGTGGATTTTCTCCATCCCAGGCAGGCCCTTCCGGCAGAAGGTGATAAAGTAACTGCGTATATTCGTCCTGTAATGCCATAGTTATCCGTTCTCCCCGGTATAGGTGGCCCAGGTTATATTCCCCAGGACAGGAAGTTCAGTTTTTCCCAGTGCCACATCTGCCGCCGGCACACGCAGCTGATGTGCCACTTCCCCGGTCGCCAGGCTTATCGCCTCGCTGATTCGCGAAACATAAATTTTTCCGGACGGCGCGCCATCACGCAGCATCAGCGCATTTAGCTCCGCAATAATGGCAGTACGAATTTCCGGAGTATCTTTGGCCAGTGCGACAGTTACCGGAATGCTTTTTTCAGTGGCAGCGAAAACAAAGAGACCGCCGCCAGCGACAGGTGCCAGCGGCAAAATATGGTCACGTACAGCCTTAACGAGCTCGTCGCCAGGAGCCGGATTAACCGGGTTACTGGTAGCCACCATCACACCAACGGTGCCGGTCCCCTTATAATGGCGGAATGTCCACGCACGGGTTATTCCTGCGATTTCCTTTGCCCAGATGACGTAATCAGGATCAGCGCCCCCCTGTGGTATCCAGTAATAGCGCTCCATGACACGCGCGCGCCACGTTTCAAGCTCCTCTGTATCAGCCCCCCCGGTCAGAGTGTCAGCGTAACCTGTAGAAGGAATACCAGTAATCGGCGTACCAAGGCGTAACGCCGTACCATCGTCAGTATTACCGGCAGTTCCCGCCACATCAGCAATAACCGGCACACGTAACAGGCCGCCGGAAGCTTTCACCGTCTGCAGGGTCGTGAATGTAACCTGATCATCCCGCTGAATCTGTGTCCCCGCGGGGATCTCCGGCGTTCCGGCAATACCATCCCAGCGTGCAAATCCCTTCGCAGATACGGCATTTTTCCTGGGACAACGCTTAATCCTCGCGTGACGGTAAAGCCAGTCCTCATCACACATATCAGGCAGCATATTCCGGGCCAGATAATCGATATAACCATACAGCGTATGTACGGCAGCAGCCTGTACCCGGCTGTAAACCTCGGCATCCATGCGACGTAACACAACATCCTGCTGAAAACGGGTCAGTAAATCGCTGCGAATGGTAGCAATCAACTGAGGAAGTTCAGGACGTGCAAATTGACTGTCAGCCATTAAGTTCGCTCCATATATCATCGAATGTAATATTGTGAATTACCCCGTCCCGCTGATATATCGTCACGCCAGCTGCCAGGGTATCTGTTCCTGTGCGTTCAGATGTCACATCAATACGTGCCGCCACGCCATCGTCTGTCATCCACGCCAGCGCCTGCTGCATGTATTCACGGGCATCCTGCGGCGTTTTATTGGTGAGTTTGCGGCGTTTCAACAGGTAGAGGCGGGAACCGATGCGGTCATTCTGAACAGCAGGCCAGGTGTCCCCCCACCAGCCGTATGGCTGTGGGGCCCTGTTATCCCGCTCCGCCCGGCGCCAGGTAAAAAGAGAAATCACCACTGCCCGCGTCAGAAGGTCGAGCGAAGCCGTGGCATCCTTACGGATTCCATTAACATAAAGGATCATGGTGTCAGCTCATGGGTTGGCCAGGCTTATCGGTTATACCGCCGCCATCGCCATTTTCTTTATGGGTATGACCGTTATAGGTCGTGCGCATTTCAGCCATCGTTTTTCCACTGCTGTCACAGTTGTCCCTGATATCGCCAGTGGATTCGATCGGCATTTCAAAACGTGCTTTAGTGGCATTCGTGAAAATAACTGGCTTTCCGCCGCCATTTATCACTATTCCGGCGCGGGTTAATGTGACCGACTGCCCCTGATCGTCATATAGCGCGACTTCCCCGCGCGCCAGCCCTTTCAGTCTGAAGCGGCGGTCAGCCACAACCACAGCCACTCCGTGCGAACGGTCACCGCCGGGAAACAATACCACCGCTTCTGCGCCATTCTGTGCTGCAGAGGTGAAACCGTAAGGTTCAAGATGCTCCACATTCTCTTTTTTTTCACCGGCAATAAGTTTCAGTCCGGCAGTCTGGCATTTTCTGACGGTATCAATCGCGGTAATGACTGCGCGCGTTATCATGTTCTGAAGAGGATGGTTAGCCATCAGAAATCTGCCTCCTCACTGACGGTTTTCTTCGCTTTCGGCCTGAATGGTTCAGGAAGATAGGCATCCGCAGGCCCCACCCGGATTTCGGTCAGGGTGCCGTTATTGTCCTGGCTGTACGTCACTTCGGCGATCACCAGCGTTTCATTGTCAAAACCGTTCAGCGGGTCATACACCACCACGGCCTGATTCGGTTTCCACAATTCGCCATTCCCCTGTCTCCATCCCTGTACGGTATAGGTGGTTTCCAGCGTTTTCGCCGCACGCTGACGGGCTTCAAATTCACAGCGGGATTTGCAGCTGTCAGTTGTGGCAGTTCCTGACTGCTGAATGGTGTAGGGACGATACCGCGTGACGCCTGCATCACCAGTACTCTGCCGGATAGCAGCAATGGTTGCCTCGCCGAAATCGTCATCCGTACCAGGACGCTGCCCCGTAACCAGATAACTGGAGAAACGCTCGCGAACACTACGCTCGGTATCACAGGAAAGAATATTTTCGCCAAGTACCAGTGCCGTGGCTGCTTTCATACTGCCCGGCCTGCCGAGAACCAGCCGTCCCCGTTCGTCGTCATATGCCAGCGCCTGAGCCTGTCCAAGCAACCTGTTCAGACAGTCCACAACCGTTTCACCATGTTCCGGCTGAGCCTCAATAACGGCGGCTGCCGGCGCGCCTGCATCAACAACGTTCACGCCGAATGGCCGGGCAAGTGCGCTGGCGATCAGGAATAAATTTTTCCCGTTATGCTGTGCAGGCGATGCAGAACAGTCGATAAGATCTGCCGTTTTGCTGCGCCCGACAATGCCCGTCATAATGGTCTGCGCATCATAACGTAGTGGCAACGCCTCAACCCAGCCGGTAATGACTAAATCATCGCCAATGAGTACCTCAACAGCGTCACCATTTTTTACTGGCGGTACGTCTTCTCCACCAGGCCACTGCCGGGTGATCGAGACATTAAAGTCCCGGGCAATACGGTCAATGCCCGCACTTATCCGTACTGACGTCCATCCTCCCCAGTCACGCCCGTTGACGCGTAAAAAAACCGTATTATTCATCGTACCGGAACCCTCAGCGGCTCAACCGGGATAAATCCTGGATGGGGAACGGGATTACGAGTGAGGATATCAGATTCCCGCCCGGCGTCGTCATACCAGGTCGCAGCCAGTACCAGCGCAGGCAGAACATCATCAGGCGTTCGCAATGCAGTACGTTCAACCTGTGCCAGCCGTGCAGAAATATCGCGATTGAGATCCGTCCGCATAACGGAAATTTGCTGGAAAAGCACATCATCCCGGATACGCAACTGCTCCTGGTCAATCGCAGCATTGAGCGCGGTCCGGATAGCTTTCAGATCTTCATAATTCGGTGGAAAGCTGCCATTACTGACTGTCTGTACACCATCCAGCGCCGGGTGCATGACAGTGATAATGTCTGAGTCACGGCCTGTTCCTGCAGGCTGATTTACGCCCAAGACACCAGGTACATCACGCGGCTGCTTCAGTGTTGTCACGGCGTGGACGGCTGTGCTGATGGCTGTTGTCCTGATGGCAGCTGCGATCATATTGCGTTGCATTTTCTGTTTCGCAGCAGATCCGGAGTCAGTGGGCCAGGTGCCACGGGGGGAAAGACCGGGATCAAGGGTGATACCTGACATCGTTTTTATCATCGTGACCAGATCCGATGTACTGCCTCTGAGCCTGTCACCTGAGCGCCAGGCTTTTTGCAGTGCGTTAACGAAATCACTTGCGGCGCTCGGTGGCATCAGAATGACAGACAAATCCCCCTGTAACAGCCGCATTGCGGCAGACACGCCGGAGTCAACCATCCTGAAAGCATCGGCAACATCGCCCAGCATGGAGGCAGCATCGGCAATGACATCGTTCTGGATAAAATCAGAAATACCTGACAACGAGAATGTGGAAAACATACTGTCAATCGCATCGTCGAAAAGCCCGCCTGATGTTTCCAGGCGCTTCGCCGTTGCCATTCCTGCTACCGGAAAAGAAAGTTCACCACTTTCCACAAACTGAAAGGAGACACGACACATGCGCCCTTCTGTACTGCTGTGAGTGATCCTGACCTGTCCGTCAATGCTGCCCTGCATTTCGCCATACTGCGGATGGACCAGCGTACCAGGGCCTGCGGTTTCAATGGCACCAATAAGACGATCCCGCCTGTCTGCGTAATCATCACCGACAAGATAAGCATTTATCGTCAGGCGGCGCGTGGCGCGACCTAAATCCTCCGTCCAGGGCTTATCCCTGTTCGGATATTCATGTACCTGTACGCGGCGTCCAAAGGTGCTTTCATCATCTTCAACGGAGAAAGGCACTCCACGAAATGATGCATCACGCAGGCGCCCGCGCCAGCCAGTTGAGGAGAAAAAAGCCATATTTACCCCATAAGAAAACCTGCCGGAGCAGGTTTATCGTGATGTACGAAAGGGTGAGTAACCCACATCATGGCTGATGTTCATCAATGGATTACCGGATTTCGGTATATCAGTCACACGCATACCTTGTGGTGCATTCTCAAATGTCACTTTGAGTTCGCTGCGCTGCGTTGATGGCGGGACAGCTCGCTCGAGTACGCCAGAACGCCGGGTCAGTGGCACATAAGGTTGATAACGCCCCTGCGGAATCGGGGTGTCCATACCAAGAAGCTCTTTGAGTCTGGGAATAAAACCGTTATACCCGCGTTCACGCTCCTTCGTTTGCAGCTTCTGTACAGCGAATGCGCCAGCATCCATACCCGCATCCTTTGCCCCCTGCTCCAGATCCTTAAGCTCTTTAAAGAGTGACACCGCCACGCCAATTGTCAGCGTCATGGCCCCCATCCGGCCAATTTTACCCAGCAGACCGGAAAGCCGTCCGGCCAGCAGGACGGACTGCTGCAGGGCACCAATGGTCCTGACGGTAAAAGAACCAGCCATAGCCAGACCAACCCCTTCAATCACCGTCTCCCATCCGCCCATCTCCTGCGCAACGTTATCGACCTCCTGCCATACCGCCTTAATCACCGGAGCAACATCGTCCCAGTTCTCAATGATCAGCATAGCGCCGGCCACCAGCGCCGCAATGGCGACTTTCGCCGGAGAGAGATTAATGACACTGTTCAGGATTTTGACAGCCCGGGACAGGCTGCCAATGGATACGCCAACAGCCAGCAGCGCCGCGCCGAACTTCGCCGCAGACTGAACCAGTTCAGGATTCGCGCGAACGAATGTCCGGAGCTGCTCCAGGTAAGGCATGACCGCTTCTGCAGCTTCGTTAATGGCGGGCAGGAAGGTATCGCCCAGCGTTACCGAAATCGCATTGACGCTGTTTTTCAGCAGAACCAGCTGGTTTTCTGTTGTGGCCGCGCGGGATGCGTATTCCTTCTGCATCGAGCCGCCATATTCCTGGGCATCAGCCACACGGTCAAAATTGGTGCGTAACAAATCCAGGTTGGTCAGCAGCGGGGCAATCGCGCTAAGTGACTCCTTGCCAAACAGCGCATTCATGACGGCGGCCTGTTTAGCTTTTGGCACTTTCGCGAGCGAGTCCAGCACCTTCAGCATGGCCCCGCGCGAATCCTTTTGCATATCCTCAGCGAGTTTCCGGGGATTCAGCTTCAGGAAAGCCATAGCCTGTTTCTGGGCTTTGGTTGCCGAATTACCTGCGGTTAACGACAGCATGAAGTTTTTGATACCAGTGGAGGCTATCTCCGATTCAACCCCCATCCCGGCAATGGTGGCGCCCATCGCGGCAATTTCGCCGGATGCCACTCCGGCAACACCGCCAAGCGGACCAATCCGCGTCACGATATCAGAAATTTTCTTCGCATTTGCCGGGCCGGTATTCCCCAGATAGTTGATTTTATCGGCCAGGACAACCACGTCTTCCTGCGTCAGTTTGAACGCTGTCCGCCACTGCGCCATCATCTGACCGGACTCTTCGGCAGTGGTATCAAACGCCACACCCATTTTCACTGCGTCGTTCGCAAACTGCATCAAATCGCCGCGGGCAATGCCTGCCTGCCCGCCCGCCGCCACGATCTCTGCAATTCCCTCCGCCGCCATCGGTAACTGTGTGGACAGCGTCAGGATATCGTCACTCATCTGCGTGAATGCTTTTTTATCATCCAGGCCGTCAACCACCTTCCGGATGTCAGCCATTTTTGACTCAAAGCCGATCGCAGCATTCACGGGCAGCGCCAGCGCCCCAAGAACAGCGGTCCCGGCAGCGGCAGCGCCGATCGCCAGCCCGGCCATTTCTTTCTGAAATCCCTTCAGTTCCCGCTGCATCCCTTTCAGCGGACCCGATAACTGGTCAACGGCAGTGATAATGGCCTTTAACTGGAAACTGTCAGCCATGCTTCATTTCCTCATTGATACGGACAGCCTCCGACTCCAGCTCCAGAAAATCGGATATCGCCGCCCGCCGGAGCTCCAGGGGGTTTATTCGCCAGAAGTATGCGGTGTTGTAGACCCGCTTTCTGAGTCCTCCTCCGTCTCCGACCGGGTAAAAAAATTGAGGATCAACATACAGGCTTTGAAAATATCCAGTTTTGCCAGTTGCGCTGCCGAAGAGCGTGGAATACCTGCCAGCACAGGGATATATTTCAGAGCAACCGAACTGTCCAGCCGGACGCCACCGTCACCGGAAACGGTGAACGGAAAACCAATGGCTTCGATTTCATCGTAGGACGGTTCGCGCAGCTCCAGGACATGAAGCTTTTCGTTATGCGCCATAATCGGCTTTTTGAGCACAAGTTCTTTTATCACTGGTAAAATCCCTCCTCACCGTGGAACTCAAGATCCACGGTGCCCTCTTCCGGGTTATGGTTGGCTTCGCCGTGTAGCCAGGCGTTTGAGAGAACATACACCTGACCATTTGCCAGCTCTGATGTGATGGTCATGACATCAGAAGACGTAATTTTATCGACCGGGAAGTTTTTCGGCACTTTGGCGGTCACCTTCGTATACGGTGCCCGGCTGGTTTCCTTGTAGTCAACGGAACCATCCAGGCCAATCACGTCGTCACGAACTTTGGTGTTCATGGGGACTTCAATCCCTCCGGTTACCGACAGTTGCTGTCCGTCGATTTTGAAATACGTTGTTCCCGCAATTTTTCCCATTATGCAGCCTCCTCGCTGTACTGCAGACGGAACTGGTTAAGCACCGCAAACACACGTAACTGATTGACATAATCAGGCGGAAACAGCACATCCAGGCGGTTCGAATCGTTCGCGTTACGCTCCACTATCAGATGTTGCTGGAACAGATCGAAGTTTTCCACGATACCTTCCCGCTCCAGCTGGCGATATGTTGATCCCAGCTCACCACGGATAACGGCAGGCGTGACAATGGCCTGACCAGGCCCGAAACGCGTACCATCATTAGCAAGTTTATGGCGCCCGTATTTACTGGTAATAACAGATTTCAGACGGCGCAACACATAAGCACTGGTATGCAGCGTCTCGCTGTCAAGGTAGCTGTTATCCGCCACACCATACGCATTTTTCCTGTAGGTCGTGATATCCCGCTGAATACGCAGCACGCCGCTTTCCACATACGCCGTTGCCACACCGTGGGAAAGTAACGTCTGCTGTTCAGTCGTCGTGAAGCGTTTGCCTTTCGGTGCCGGCAGCATATCCACCAGTTCCCCGGTCTGAGTCGGGCGCGCCGGATCGTTACGGATAAAAACCGCAGCACGGGCAGTACGGCTTGCAGCCAGTTCATCAGCAGGCGTCTGGGTGTCTTTCTCATAGCCCGCCAGGGTGATGTGCTGCAGGTTAAACTGGTCACCCGCGGCCACAAGCTCCGACAGCGTCCCCGTCTTCGCCGTATAAACGTGACCATACAACTGCCGGACATAACTCCAGCGACCGCTGGAATCATTCATTTCAGTTGCCATCGTGTTCACCGATGCCGTGTCGTTAAACGGAAGGCCGATATAATCGAACGGCTCATCTCCCATCGCTGCCACCGCGTCGTTAAGAGCTGGCGCACCAGCCCCCTTCACGCCGCTGGCAACCGTAATATTCACACCCGCCGGTAACACCTCCCCACCGCCAAAGCCGTAATAATTGAGAGTGACCGGAATTTCATTTCCATATAACCCCTTGTGGCGCGCAGTCAGTGTCACCACCCCCGCTTCTGATGTTGCCGTAAAGGGAAGATCAGGGTTTGCATTGACCGCATCCTTAATGCTCACAGCCACCGCCGCAGCGTCATCACCGCTGGTCACGGGAGCCTGAACGCGGGTTCGGCCGGTATAGACATTCACCGTTCCGGTTTCCGTCGCTTCGCCAGTTACCGTCAAAGCGACGGTTGCTGCCGCGCCTGTGGATTCAGGTACGGCAATGACATACAGTTCGCCAAATGGATCGGTCTTACGGTACGCCCCGACCATACGGGCCAGCTGGCTTCCGGCACCGCAAATCTGACGGGCATAATCAACCGATGACACCAGAACAAGACTGTTGACGGCAATTGACGCATCATTGCTGGCGTGACCAATCAGCAGTGATGCCCCGCTGTCCCGGGCGGTATTTGCCGCCGAGTTATCCATCTCGGCATAAAACAGCGGAACCCGTGTATCTGACGGGATGGAATTAAAACTAATCGCCATTTGTTTTCACCTTTTTATTCATGCGCCGGACATCACCAGCGGCCTCGCGGCGCAGCCAGTAGTTATTCTCATCAACATTTCGACCTCCTTCAGGTAAAAGGTCGCCACGGGCCGGATCGGGAACCGATCGCCCTTTTACAGGTTTTACAAACATTCATTTTCCCTGGAGAAGTTATTACGGGAGGGTAATCCCGGTGTGGTGTTCAGTCTCACCATCAGGTTCAATAAAATCGACATCAATCCCGATGGTTTTCAGGTCATCCAGCGCATTCAGGTCGTCCTGCTGGCGGGTATCTGACTCATCGATTTCATATTTCATCGTAAAATCAAACTGGTAATAAAGCTCATAACGGTTCAGCTCCAGCAACATACCACCGGCATAAGTGATCTCATGGGCGTCAGGATCGGGCGTCCAGCCAAGAACAGCCTTCCAGATCTCATGACGAACATCATGTACCGCGTCGTAAGAAGCCCACTGCCCTTTTTCATCCCGTTCGTTGCTGAGTACCACGATGACGGAAAAACCCTCCGTCAAATCCTGCCAGTAGTCCGTCTGCGATTTCTGCCCGCCAGTAACATCTTCTGACGGTACAACATACGCTGCCGGCAGTTTCAGCTTACCGGCATCAGGAATGGCTTTAAACTGTGCGGCCCCCCCCACGCGGTTCTCAAAACGCGGACAACGGGCACGCAGTGCGGCAATAACGGGGGTCAGTCTCACTTTTTACTCCTTCTTTGTGGACGCAGGGATTTCCGGAGCTCGCGGGACAGTATGTAACGGGTCCAGCTGCGGCGTCGTTCCAGTACCTCCGCCATATAGTTGTTGCGGGGAGCAATTTTCCAGCCGCTGCCACCGGAGGCCCCCCGGTGATGCCCTTTTTTACGTTTTGCGCCGCGCCGTACACCGTAAAACAGAAATGCAGGGTAAAATGCGCCTGAGATCGGGCGGTTCCCTTCCCCGTTCTTCTGATTAGGGGCAATTTTCACCATCAATCCAGGACGGCGACTGGATGCCCGCGGAACGTAATACCCGATGGAGCGTGCCAGTTTTCCCGTTCTGTATGAAGGATTATCGCCGGGTCCGGAACGCCCCCGCCTCATGACCAGGCGGCGGGCATCACGCATATGTACCTGCCCGATACTGACAAACGCCCGGCGCAAACGCGCCCGGTTAAAAACAAGCGTTTCCGGTTGTTCAAAATCAACGTGTAAAAACGCTTTGTTCTGCATAGCCCTCTCCCCGTTCAGTGCCCAGTTCCTCGCATTCGAGTAACAGGAAACGACGTTTGCTGTTCAGGTCGCGTATGCGCCGGATGCGGTAAACCTGCCCGTCGCAGAACACTTCATGATCGGCGGTAATATTCCGGCGCCAGCGGATCGTGAAATAGTGCGTCACGATTTTTTCCGTCTGTACGGAGCCCTGATAGGCCGCCGCTCCGGGCTGGGCCATCTTCGCCCAGGTGCGGATTTCCTCCGGATACGAGGGGGACACGCCAAAATCATCATTCGGCTCATCCACACGCAGGCGAATCGTAACTCGCCGGTTCAGCTCACCGGGATCTGGCAGAAGATAAGTTGCACTGGTATTTACCGGGCTGTTTCTTGCTGAACGCATCCCCCCTCCTTCTACAGGCCGTAAATGCGATATGGTTGTAACAAGGCTTCAACCGCAAAAGGAGTTTCTGAAATCTCCCCCATCCCGGCTGGTTCACGATTTTCGTACCAGAATGCCACTAACAATAACAATGCAGCTCTCACGTTGTCCGTAAGCAACAGGCTGTCAGGATCTTCCCGAAAGCCATCATCCTCACGGGTCATATACAGCTTCCGGCGTGTCCATTGTTCAACATAAGTCACAGCTGCCCCTGTATAGAGACGCAATAACTCATCATCGTCAGTAATGTCAGGTTCCAGACGTAAATGCTGTTTCACTATATTCAAATCCAGCATTACCTTTTGACCTTTTTATCCGCTTTAGTATTCGGCTGTTCCGGCTGTTCCGGCTGTTCCGGCTGTTCCGGCTGTTCCGGCTGTTCCGGCTGTTCCGGCTGTTCCGGCTGTTCCGGCTGCGCAGAATTATCGACCTCAATCAGATGTGCATATCCTTTATTAATCAGTTCGCGTCCGTGCTGCTCAATGGTTTCGAATACCGAGCCTTCGGTAACCACATCGCCGTTTATGTACAGCGGCTTTTGTGCAATTATTTTCATAGCTCACTCCCATAAAAAAGCGGCCCGCAGGCCGCAGCAGGTTTTATGCGCCAGCAGGTGCCGGGACAGTGAAGGAACCATAGATGAATGCTTCCGGACGTTTGACTGCCAGTGCCAGACGCTCTTCACAACGAATTGAGATCATGTTTTTCTCAAAATCGTCGGCGTTTTCAGTGGAAATAACCACATTGGCATCCTCACGATCAAAAATCTGCGCACCAGCGTTAAATGCGCCTGTCAGGAACTTGCCCTTAAATGCCGCAGCTTCGGTCGCCACCACCGGAAGCCCCCACAATGTCGGGCCAGTCAGACCTGATGGATTTGCAAGGATATAACGCCCAAGCGTGTCTTTAGTGAGTTCGATTTTTGCCCAGTCGATAAAGTGCAGAACATGCCCTGACGCCGGGAAGCGCGCCAGTTGCGCCTGCAGCATTGCCAGGCGCAGGTCATCAATGCCGTTTTGCTGTTCAACCCTGAATTCTGCACTGAAGGCCGAAGCCTGCGGAACGATACCGTGCAGATGAACGCCGGTACCGTCACCAAAAAGGATTTCCTGCTCTTCAACATATTTCAGGCCGTAGCGCATTTCGGCATCAACGGTGGACTGTAACTGTGCGAAGTCATCCAGAATCTGTTTTGACGCCTTGAACATATGCGCAATGGTGGTGACCGGGGTGATCTTCGTGGCGAACGCAATATCGCTGTACGGCTTGGTGGTGTTCTCCGCAACCACGGCGGCTTTGTTGGTAAACCCCGTTTGCTGAACCCAGAAGATTGCCGGAGATGATGTGCGACCAGGTGCAATCAGATCACGTATAAACAGGCGTTGTTTTGGGGCAGTATCAATACCCGGCAGGCGCTGAGGCTCTACCACGCCTTCAGCGACATCTGAGGAGATAAGTGCAGCGTTTACCGGGATGCTGACGCGTTTCCCTCCTTCCACGCTGGCGGAAAATGTTTTAAGAGCTTCCGCAGAAATGACCTGTTGGCCAACCGTCTCAACAATATGTTTTGCATTGGCCAGCGGCATCTGCGCAACATGCTGCTCAAGTTCCCCTATTGCCGCCTTCAGCGTTTTTTCAGCTTCACGCAGGGCGTTAAATTCAGACGCCATCTTGTCAACGGCTGCCTTTGTTTCTTCTGACAGTTTTCCGGACTTCTTCGCTTCTTTAAGTGCATCTTCAGCCCTGGCATTAAACTTATCCGTCGCTTCTTCAATGCTGGCGGTAACTTTTTTCAGAATTTCATTTACTTCAGACATAAAAGGTCCTTATTTGACTAACGCAGCGAGGGCGTTTTCAAGAGAATCGATGATTTCAGGTTTTATTTCTTCGGCAGCGCCCGGCGTGCCGTCATGGTTGGTGGCAGCGCAAGACATGCCACCGGACAGGGCTTTAATCAGTTTCCGGCGTTCAGATCGCGGAGTGTTGGTCTTTGCCAGCAACGCATCGAGCTTACGCAACGCTGCAGCAGGAGTTTCGTCACCGTCACTTACGGCATCAGCAGAAAGAAGGCTGTCGGCCAGACCTTTCTCCACGGCATCGCTACCGCCGATGTAGCTTTCGGCATCCATCAGTTTTTGCACTGTGGCCATATCAAGCCCGGAGCGTGCGGCGTAAATGTCAGCCATTGCGTTATCAAACGGTTCGAGAGAGGCAGATAATTCAGCAAAGTCATGCCGGTTACCCATTGCCACCACCCAGCAGTTGTGGATCATCAGGAAGGCCCCACGACCAATCTGAATATCATCCCCGGCCATCGCGATAACAGAGGCGGCGCTGGCGGCAATGCCCAGCACCTTGACCGTAACTTTCCCCTGGTATTCACGCAGCAGGTTGTAGATGGCCAGGCCTTCGAACATGTCACCGCCAGGGGAGTTGATATTGACCGTGACGTCGGCGCCATTCATCGCCCGTAGCGCACCGGCGATACGTTTGGCTGTTACGCCTTCACCCCAGTAGTCCTGCCCGATCACATCAAAAACAGAAATACTGTTGTCGTCAGTGGCCGCAGCTTTGATCCCGCCGTTCCAGCGGTCCAGTGCGGAAGGAAGGGTTTCACAGGTAACGCGCGCACAGAGGCGCCCCGCCGGTGCTACCGGAAGTTGTTTTTTGCTCATCAGGAAAGTGCTCCTAAGCGGCCTGTTTCAGCGGAGATTGTTCAAAGGAAATATCGGGGAATACGTGGTTATGCAGTTCTCTCAGGGCCAGAGCCTGAACAGCAGGATTGCTGCTTTCGAGATTTTTCAGTTGCGTCAGGTTGAGCTGAACGGTGTAAATGTCCCCCCCTTCAATCGGCGGCATATTTTCCAGACGGCGAACATCGTTTCGCGACATCCAGCCATTCTGAAGCGCGCTGGTATAGTAAGCCGCACGGCCAGCGCTGTCGGCGCGCAGCAGTCCTTCAACGGAGAACTCCGCGAACACGTCATCATCGCTATCGAGCAGGCACCGGCCAATTTCCTGTTCAATATTCACCAGCAGCGGTCGAAGAGTGTGCGTCAGGAACTGGAGGTTCATCCCTTCAAGACTGGATGCCCAGCTGCTTTGTTTAGTGGTATGACCGACCATGAAAGGAGGAACGCGAAACCAGCGGCAAATTTCCTCGATACTGAAGGAACGGCTTTCCAGCAATTGTGCCGCTTCCGGATTCATGGTGACATTCTGGTATGTGAGTTCATTTTCCAGCACCATCAGTTTTCCGGCATTTTTTGAACCGATAAAAGACTGAAGGTTTTGCCTCAGACGATCACGCTGCTCTTTGGTCAGCGCATTTTTTGAAGAAAGAAACCCTGTACTCTGAAGGCCATTTTCAAAGATTTTTGCCGCGGCTTCATCCACCGACATTGCCGCACCAAACACATCGATGCCCGTCATCGCAGGCATCATGCCACATACACCATCCAGACCGAATCCACGGATATGCATAATCCGGTTTACAGGTATAATTCTCTGTTTTCCGTTCTCGGTATATGAGTACTGCAATTGCCCACTATCCAGTCGTTTTACTACCATGTTCTGTGGTAACAGCGGAACCAGCGATACCAGTTTTCTGCCGATAAACAGTTTTTCAACAAATGCATTTCCCCGCAGACAGATACTGGCGACCACCATCAGCATAAAACGTGACGGCGTCATTTCAGGATTGGGGCGCCGGCAAAGCACCTGGTAAGCAGGATTATCAGAAGCCAGTTTTCGGGAGCCATCAGCCTGCCGCTCGTAGATTTTCAGCGGTAACGTGGAAACCGATTCACTCAACAACCTGACACAGGCCCATACAGCAGACAGGCGGATAATCTTATCAGCAGTCACAACTTTTCCACTGCTGCTGGTTCCGAACCACTCGCGCCAGAACTCGCCGTTAGTCAGGCTGACGGGGACGCCCAGCCAGTTTAAAAGGGCGCTTTTTATTCGCCCGGGGTGTTTATTATTCGCCATCAGATACCCACTATGATTGGATCATCAAAGAAACCATCAACATCGCCATCATCAGTGACATCCTCTTCTGATGCACCTATTGCCATAGCGGAAGCCACCACGCCATCAATACGTCCGGTACTTTTTTTCTTGGCAAAAATGCGGTTTTCTTTCTGATCGGCTTCGGTTACTGCGGAAGCTGCATTCCAGCGCAGGCAGGGATTAGTTTTAATAACGACTGCACCATCATCCAGCATCTGCTCAAATAGCTCGATAGAATGCGGCATCCACAGACCAGAATCTTTTGCCTTGTAGTAGCCCTGCCCATGCGGGATCAGCGGCACTGATACTGAGGCTTCGTCCAGTTCCGGCTCAAGGTATTTAATACGGTACTGATCGAAGGCAATGGCCTTGATGTCGAACTGCATTGCAAGATCTGCGATACGTTCAGCAACAAAACCATACTTCACGGCTTTACCTGGTGTGGTGTGGATGTATCCGTCCCGTTCCCATGCGTCATACGGAACACGGTCTGTTTTCGCCCGGTCTGTCAGAGTGTCTTTTGGCGTCCAGAATTCCACCACCAGCTTTCTCTTTTTCGGAAAGAACAGAGCCAGTGCGGTGAGATCCCGGCTGCCTGAAAGATCCAGACCGCCATAGCATTCCTCGCCCCGCAGCTCCTGCAGGTCGAAATCCTCCTCGCATCCCATCCAGACATCACTGCTCATCCAGGGATTATCAGCATCCACCCACTGGCAGAAGTTCAACCGCCGGACAATGCTTTCCTTCGACGGCATTCCGCGGGCCTGCGTGACCTGCTCACGCAAATAGCGCTCAGTAAAGGTGTGTCCCAGCGAAGGGTTAGCCTTTTTCCAGCAGGTCTCGTCCTTAAAGGGATCTTCCCCTTCGTCCAGCGAACAGATAAAAGAAAAGAAGCTGTCATCGTCAACTGAACCTTCAGCAACCTTGCGACCATATTCGTGATAGTCATAACAGACGCTGGTTTTATCATGGCCACTGTTAGTTATCATGAAAATCAGCGCCTGCCGGCGGCCTTTCGTTCCGGCGCGCATCATTTCCACGACCTGGTTATTTTTATGTTCGTGAATTTCGTCTATCAGAGCACAATGCGGACGTGGACCTGACTGTCCGTCGTCCGAGCTGATAGGCCGGAAAAAAGAACCGGTCTGCAGAAAAGCCAGATTCCACTCTTTCCCGGCACCACCTGATTTGTTAATCCGCTGTGCCAGTGCTGGCGACTGGTCAACCATCGCCACAGCATCGCGAAACAGTATCATGGCCTGGTCTTTTTTCGTGGCGGCCGCGTAGACTTCCGCGCGTGGCTCCTTGTCGGCGACCAGGCAGTAAAGAGCGATACCAGCTGCAAGCGGTGATTTACCTGACCCCTTACCGGATTCGACGTACACCATACGGAACCGGCGATAGCCGTCTGAGTTTTGCCAGCCAAATACAGACCCCACGATAAAGCACTGCCAGGGTAACAGATTGAACGGCTTGCCTTCGTGTTCGCCGCCGTTAAGTTTCAGCACTTTCGCGAAAAAGTCGATGGCACGCTGCGCTGTTTCCGTATCCCATACCAGACCGCGGGCATGGCAGGACTCCAGATCCTTCAGGTGACGCTTGCAGGAATTGCGGATATCAGGTCCGGCAATTTCCTTACCGGACGCCACATCCATCGCATAACGAGTGGTGGGGTCAACCGAAGAACTGGTTGAGCGGGTCTTCTTTCTCTTCTCCACCATCAACTTTCACCTTTGTTCTGGCGGCCGGAGTGAGGCCAAATTCGACCAGATAACTTTTAAACCGTCGATCGGCATCAGCCAGCATCGCAACAGCCGGGTTCGCCTTAATCAAAAATCCCCCTTCAGTCTGGACTGTATAAGTTCTCCCTTCGTCCGCGATCGTCAGACGAAGCTGAAGGATATCTGCATAGATATCGCAAAGACGCTCCAGCGCCAGTGAATCGGCAACTGTAAGAATACCCATGCCATCAAGTAAAACTGTGAGCCTGCCCCACGCAACTTTTCCCCAGTCGCTAAGATGTGCTGGCGGGCTGGGGATTTCTTTTGCAGGTTGGGGTTCTTTATCGTTGAGTTTACGTTTGCCCGGATTGCCGGTTACCACTTTCAGGTGGGTCGGTTTCGGGCGCCGTCCTGCCATCGGAACCTCCCGGAAAAAAACTTTTCATTTCGCGGTTGTGCAAACAGAGGAGGGCGGGCGGTCACGCAGGCACAAAGCTGTGAACTTTTAACCCGCCCTCCTCCTTCATAGCTGCCACACATATGAGAATTGTTATCGTCTGAACCAGTGCGATGCACGGTCAAGTGGAATACCGTTCTCGTCACAGCCCACGACAACACCGCGTTTCTCCATTCGTTGCTTCGTAGAGTCGTGGTGCTGCTTACACAACCCCTGCCAGTTCTTCCGGCTCCAGAATAGCTTTTGTGCCTTCGCTATCGCTTCGGCGTTTCCACTATTCAGCGCCTCTTTCAGTTTGTGCGGAATGATATGATCGACCACCGTCGCCGCCGTCACTCTTCCCTGCTCATGACACATGGCACACAACGGATGAGTACGAAGGAACAGGAGGCGCTCACGGTCCCATTTGCTGCCATAGATACGGGGCGATTTGTTCATGCGATATCTGTCCAGGTGGCTATCAGTCATCATGTGGGTAAGTTACTACCAGGCTCTGCTGTAATGCTTACTTACGTAGCCGTTCCAGCAAATCTTTCTCAAATATCCCGGTACTTTTACACTCAACCGGCTTCACCTTATCGTTACCGTCGGCAGTATCCAGTCCGGCAGTGCCTGTCACCATTACCGAAACATTACTGCCTTCACCGGCACTCCAGACCTGCGCGACGATACGGTAATGCTCCTGTATATTTTGTGTCTGCGGTAACAGTGAACAGTCCAGATACAACGAGCTCAGTTCCGGGTCATCCCCGGTACCGGCGATAATCCCTGTGGTCTGGTCATTAACACTGGCTGTGATGGCCTTCTCCCTGAAATACAGCGCCACGGCATTCAGCAACTCATCCGGTTTACGGTTACCGATGAATGAGGTCGATATCTGTTCGCTCATCCCTGGCTGCTGCCCGGCCTGGCTGTCCTGCTGTTGCTGCCCTCCTGTTTTAACCGGACCATACACAGTAATGCAGCCGCCAAGACAAAGTGCGGCAGCGGTGGCTAATATACGGCGCATAGTCATTACCGATAATAAAGCGTTGTACAACCGGCGAGGGACACACATACCAGGGCCAGTACGAATAATTTTGCCTTCATTAATTTTCCTTGTTATCAGGTTTCAGTTCTGCCCGGTCACTTTGTCCCAGGTACGTTCGCATGTGCTTCCGGCGACATAACGCTCATCAGCCTCTTTTGCGAACTTTCCCGCCAGATCGTCAGCTTCGCCAAGCAACTGGGCGAGCAGTATTCCGGTCTCGGCTTTTGCCTGGCTTGCTGCGGCAAGAGCGGAAAGCCTGCCGGTTTCACTTCCTGCAAGTTGCCGTTGTACTGCTGCGAGCTGCTGTTGCAGCCCACCGCGAGCACGCTCAGCAGCATCAGCATCGGCCTGTATTTTTGCCAGTTCTTCATCGGCTCTTTTCCGTTCTTCATCTGCGGCGTGCTGGCGACGCTGCTCTTTCGCTCTTTCGGTTACTTCTTGCTGCAATGCGGCGGTCGCATCGGTAAGGTCTCGTTGCGCCCACTGGAATTTCCAGGATGAATCTGCCTTCTGATAACCTCGTGAATAACACCAGTACGCACCAGCACATAACAAAAAAGCCACCAGCAGTATTTCTGCTAATGGCTTCCAGAATTTTTTAAGCAATTTCAGCAGTACTATCATACGAGCACCGATTTTGCTTTCTCAAAGCGCTCCCGCCGATCACCAATACCGTTCTGTCCTCCGTTGATTATCTGCGTAACGCGTACCTGGTCGCCGGAGTATTTCAGACACCCTTTAGTCACAAAAAACCACGCTGCGGATCGGGCGGCATGACGTTCCAGCTCAAGCTGTCCCGGATTCGCCACCAGATCCAGTTTCAGGGCAACGCCACATCTGGTGTAATTCTCCAGCCCGGTAATCTGGATAAGCCCACGCCCGCGATACTTCCAGCCATCTCCGGCGTCTTTGTTCCCCATGCGACCACCGTAAACCAGATTGGCTATTTGTGGCTGGTGGGCAACCTGGCGACCATCAATACGCCCCAGCATTTCGCACTGATAGGGCGTAAGGCGTTTACCAAACGTCTTTTTCAGCGCCTCCACCGAATAATTGAAGCTTTCCTTCAGAACAGTAAATCCTGCTGATTCATGTCCCGTTTGTGCAATAAACATGGCCTGATCCAGTGGCGCAGTAATACCGAATTCGCTCATTGCCGCATCAATGTGCGAAAACCAGCGCGCAGAAAGCCCGGCGCTGATACCAGCCGCCTGCTGAAATTGTTGTTGATCCATCAGTGCCTCAGTGCATCGACCAGACGCGCCACATTACCGCGAGCCCACAGCACAGCGGCGCAGATAAGGATATTCACCATCACCACCAGCCAGTGGGATGATTCATATAAACCAAAAACAAACCGGAAAGGGACGCTGGCATATACCAGCACCATGACATAGGCCAGTAACGAAATCAGGGGGCGGTGTGCCGCATCACCGCGTCGGTAAAACATCAGAACGATTACTATTACCCCACAAATTACGGCATTCAGAACTGCAGAAGGGTCATTTGCTACCATTTGATCCCCCTCCCCTGATACGAGAAAGAATACTGAACAGGCTGTTCAGATCCTGACTGTTAAGAAAAGTGAGAAACTTTATACACATTGCAGAAATAATCACTGCGCCAAGAGCATCCAGTGGTTTTTCATAATGCGTTATTGCCGCAAGCTTAGTACCTATCAGCCCGGCGCCAAGCACTCCCACAATAAATGATGTTATAAAATAAGCGACCAGCCTGATGCGTCCGATGTTGGTTGCCGTGGCGACATAAAACACCGCGCCGGCAAAAGCACCGAATACCACACCATAATCGGTTCCGGTCGCCAGACCGAATACACTGGCCCCCATTAATCCACCAGCCAACACTGTCGCACTGGATACAGGTTCGGACATTAAGCCCCCTCTTGTTATGTGAGTCCTCTCAGTTATGAGGGGAAATAAAAAAGGCTGCCTGATGGCAGCCCTGATAAGGTTTAAGTCATTTAAACTGGCGGCTGTAACGGCCCAGACAGTACTTCTGCTTCACCGTTATGGCAGATATCATCACCTCTTGTCAGATGCCAGACACCGACAATAAGCTGTCCTGATTCCAGATCGTCAACTGTGTCATTCGTATAGTATGCCACCTGAGCAACACCGTTATGCTGAATCCAGTAATACCCTTCTTTCATTCACACCTCCGCAAGACTAAGCAAATAGTATAAGGCGAAGCAGAAAATGCCGCGGTGCAAGAAGCCACAACTCAAATCCTGTTGTACAGGCTGCTCTTTCCAGTCATAGCCTCACCACCGATAGCTCAGATGGCGCAGTGTGTGATGAAAAGGGTCAAGCTTCACGGGCTGGATTTATCAACTAAACACGTAGCGGATGGTGCCCGGTGCCTGAAAAAGAAAAAGGCCACCGAAGCGACCTAATGAAATTGGTAATGTGGATACTGCCAAGTTAAATCCGTTAAAGCCTATTAAGAGATTCAGCCTGTATTTCTTGAAGTACCGCTGCCGGCGAATCAGCCTGTACGATTCCCGAGAAGACACAATCTGGATCATTAATCATGTGCCTGGACTTCGCTCTCTTTGCCTCATTCCGGTCAGAAAACTCCTCGGAAACATTTAAATGCTTACCCGATGACATCCCTTTCGGCTTGTATTGAAAAACGTAATAGAACCCCATATCGCCCCCCTGTGATTTGACACCAAGGGAATATACCACCAAAAAAACAAAAACCCCGCCGGAACGAGGTTTGTTATGATTTCGTTAACGGTAGACATACAAAGCCCATCGTTAGGAAAATCCTAACCATATTTTTTGAAATATGCAAGCATTATGTCGCCATCTTCGTTGAAAATCTTTCATCTTGTCACCTTTCTTAATTGCGCTTCTGCATATGCTTCTTCCTGCCAGCATTTTGTAACCAGTTTATCAATGACGTTCGCATAACCTTTGTACCACTGATAATCCGTCAGATCCGGTACCAGTTTCTGGACATGGTGCCGCGCCAGTGTGGTTGGTAAACGACTAAACCGGTTTCCATTGCAACGCCCACAAATCTTATAAACAGGCGCGCCATGAAGCCGGGTTCTTTTTTCATCCAGGACAATACCTTTACCCTTACACCCTCTGCACACCGTGCTGACTTCTCCCTTACCATGACAATGCTGACATAGTTCCTTCTCCCACTCCTCTTTGATGACGGGTTCACCATTTCTGGAGTGTTTCACCACTTCACGCAATACATGATGAAATCCCGTACCAGCACAATGCTCACAGCGAGCCTTGCTTGCAGCAGATCTGGAATAATCAGCAAATGCAAAATTCACGAGGTAAGGAATAATCTGTAACCGAGTTTCTTCACTCAATTTATTCAGTGTCGGGTTATCCAGTGCCATCGCGTAATTGAGCAGACCTTCAATCGCAAACTGAGGATCCTGAACACCAACTTTTGCCAGGAATAAGGCAAACCCAAGCGGTGCTTTCGACTGCACCATCCCCTGCGCCGCCATTACATCCGTAATCGTCAAAGATTCGGAGGCTGTCGCCGGAGCGTCATCGCTCAATTTTGGAGATTTTGGTGAGTAATATTTTGGTAAGGCTTCAAGGTTCATGCGTGTTCTCCATTTACGCCAGCACGCCAATTGCCAGCGCGCGATCGATAAAACGAAATATCAACTCCAGTTGAGAGCCGTATTTCTCTTCGAATGCCACGGTGTCCGCATGTAATTCATTGTGATGCGTTCTGCACAACGGCAGCACAAAGAGGTCATGCGCCTTTGTTCCCATCCCTCCCTGACCGTAGCCTATCAGGTGGTGCGGATCATCCGCCTGCTTCCCGCAGCAGGCGCACGGCTGGGATTTAACCCAGCGGGTATATCTCTCATTGACCCATCGACGGCGTTTCGGACGTAACATGAAGCTTTCCGGCGATTCCGGATCAACCCTGAGCGCCAGTACCTTTTTCGCCTTATCCTGTACAATGCTGGTGGCCAGCACCGAGGGAACAATTTCACTTTCACGGGTAGCTGACTGGACAATTGCCTTCGGCATCCTTAATGCTTTTCTCGCAGCGCTCTCCGGTAAGACTTCTGCCAGGTCATTGCGTACCATCCACCAGCACAGTTCCGGGAGAGTAACTGCGTGCATATCGTCAAAACCCAGATCACGACAAACAACCGATAAAACCCATTTTGTCGTGTTCTCCACAGCTATTGATTTCAGCCGTTCCGTAAACTGTTCGCGCAGCAGGTTATCGCAGTGCCAGCACAGTCGAATTGCCCCCGGGGCGTGGCGCATGGTTGTCATCTGTTCGCTGTGCCAGTCTGAATGCGGCCACTGACAGCCATTCCCCCGGAGTAGCCAGCTTTCCAGACTAGCCAGACCACCAGCACGATAGATAACCGACTCATTACGGAACACATCACGAACAGCAGGATCATCCGCCAGCGGCTGTGATACCGCCGGGACCGCGCCGCAGGCGAAAGATGAATATTGCTCCGGCTCTGGTTCAAGCAGAACACGCCCCTGCATAAACAGGGGCATCAGTTCCGATCCCGGCCTGAACAATACAACGCCCATACGAGGAGCAATTTCAGGGGTCAGTAACGCTCTCACGATCACCTCAATGAACGGTATCGAGCAGCTTCAGCAGCTCAGGAAATTTGGACTCGAAGAAATGCGGCTGCGTCTCGCGAGGGTTTGCCGGGCTGGTGATGTTTTTGCCAAACATGCAGCCTTTCGCCGTCAGCGACCAGAATTTTTTAATGCCGTTAATCGCGGAGCGACTGTAACGCTCACGATGTTCAACAACACCCAGCTTTGCTAACTGCTGATACGCCTGATTAGCCGTCATCCGGATACCATGCTGTTTTAACAGCGCGCTCAGTGCCAGCGTCGGGCGGCTTGAACCATCCAGCGCGCCAGCCGGAGCATCAATGGCATATTGTGGCGCCAGGTTAGGTAGTCCCACTGCCTCCTGGAGTTTCTGGCACGCGCCCAGTACCGATGAATTGGACAGGTTTAACTCTTTACGCATAAAACCCAGCAAAATCACCCCCGCCTGCATCTTATCGGCAGCCATACCAGAAGATGTTTGTGGCGCACTGGTAATCCGATCGAACGTGCGGATCACCTTGAGATGGAAAGACGGACTGATCCACATTGCATAAGCAAATACCAGTTCTTTGCATACGTATGTACCTTGTTCAGCACCACCGCGAACAGTATTTACTGGAGCGATACCCAAATTTTGGGTATCTCTACCGCCCTGAAAAAAGCTAACTGATTGATTTTGTTTCGAGGATGGAATTCCGCCCTCGGTGAAAAGTTGCTCAATCAGTTCACGGGTTTGCTTATTATCAAGCCAGTACTTCGGACGGTATTTCTGCTCTCCACCCGCAGCCCGGTGCAAATCGTTAAGACAATAGCGCCCATGAACGTCGCGGCGAACTTCGATACCATCAATGACCATTAAATTATTCATGCTTCTTTCTCCATTTTCAGGCGGCTGCACCCGCCCCTGTTTCAAATTTCGTGATCGTGATTTCTACCTTCCCCTTCGGGAAAACTGGTCCCCACTCCACCAGCATTCTCTTTACCTGGCTGTCGTCCTCCCAGACTCCTGCGTGGGTCAGTGCGTCGAACAGCGCTTTGTTGTAGTTGTCCAAATCCCTGATCCGCTTATCTGGCGGATACAGGATGATTTCTACCGCTGCATGGGTTGATGTCGGTTTCGGCAATCGGCGAAGTTGTTCAATGATGGCGGCACACGTTGCGCTCCGGAATTTGCGTCCCGCCACACTTATCAGGCTCTTTCCGGCAAACGGTCCTTTGTTGGGATGACGCCAGTAAGTGTTCACGCTCGGCGGAAATGGCAGGGTCAGCTTCATACCGCCACCTTCCCGACCAGGCGTTTCGCTTCGCGGTGGATCTGCGCCAGAAACGCTTCGCCACCAGCTTCAAGCTCATCACGCCCGATATAGCTGATCGCTGGCCCTTTCCAGGTTTTATCGAATACAGCGATCGCCCCCGCAAAGAAAGCGCCGGTAGGCACCTGTTTTTCATCTTTCGGGATAAACCATGCCGGCAGTTCGAAACCAATTCGGCCACGAATAAACGCGATATGGTCTGCATCTTCCGGCCACCATACTTCGCTGGTGGCAGCTTTGATCAGGAAAACATAGCGCCCGCCCTTATCCCGCATAGCGCTGGTATGCCTCATGATGTATCGCATACCTGTGATGTATTGCCCTTCATGCTGGCTGGCGCGACTGTAAGGAGGATTACCAAAAGCGGCCCCGTTGAGTTCAGCCAGACGATCCGCCCAGTCATGCGCCAGCGCGTTATCTTCCGCAGTGTAATAGTCCTCACATTTGGCGTTTTCATCGTCCGAGAAAAGATCGAGAACAAACGGACCAAACATGGCATTTATGCCCCAGTAAATGTTGTCCGGCGTGCGCCACTGATCGCCGACTTCTTTCAGTTCGTGTGCTGATTTGTTGCGCAGTTCTGCCAGCGCCTGGCAATATTTATTGCTCATTAAGACCCCACATAATTCCCTGACAGATACCACTCACTACCTGATGCAACATACTTTCTGCTCTTCCGCAAACACCGTTCACGGCGCGCCAGAAAGGCGCTACGTTCCGACGGGATATGACTCTCCCGGAATGCCTCCATCCATACCGTAGCTGCACGACGGAACAACCCTCCAGACTCCAGTGTTTCTGCCTGACGTATCAGATGCATAATCACCTGCGAGTCGTTGGTTCCGACATAACAGCTCCGCACAGGTTTAGTCCCGATATCTGGCTCCTGATCCGGCGGTATGTCTGTCTCAAGAGCAAAATGCCTGCGAGTTTTACCTTCAAAGCGATGAGCAACACGCCCGCACTGGCGTAACTTACTTGTCGACTGCAGGACGCTTTTACGCGGGAAATCTGCAAAAGCATTCGCTATATCGCTGGAAGTACATCCCGGATGGGATTCAATGAATTTCTGAACGTCTCCCATAAGACTCATATCACCCCCTGAACCCTGTCGGGATCTGGCTGTAATCCACATTCCCGTAGCTGGATTTGAACATGGGATCTTCACGGTTTTCGAAACGTCCGCCGATGGGTGCGGACAAACGCAGTGACAATTCATCCCACTTTTCCCGGAGCTTTGAGGGGCTGAGAATGTTACGGCACCAGAACGGATCACGGCTGACCCGGCTGTACATTTCGCAGATCTGTTTGTGGGTACGCCCGTCCTGAGCACACATCAGGCGAATTTCATTTGCCCAGACGGTCCAGTTAGGTTCCTTCGGACGAACCAGCTCGCCGTCACTCTCCGCGGCCTGTTCGTACAGGGCGATGATTTTTTTCCAGATCCACTGAGCACAGGTCAAATCGTCCTGCGTTCCCCACTGACGCTTTTTAGGGCTCAACACAGCGGCATCTGGATGACGGGTTAAAAACTCCTGGTCTGTCATCTGCTGGTCCGGTTGCGAAGCGTCCGGACAAGAAGGGGTTTTATTAACTTGTGGATCTTGTTTTGATTTTACTGACGGATCCCCGCCAGATTCTGACGGGTCAAAACCGCCGTTTTTGCCAGATTTCGACGGGTCAGATTTTGATGGGTCAGATTTTGATGCGTCAGATTCTGATGGGTCAGATTTTGACTGGTCAGGATCTGACAGGTGAGCAAATGCAGCCGCCTGCAGCTTTGCCACATTTAGCTGATAAACATTGGAGGCATTACGGTTTCCCTGACGTCTGGCTTTACGTGATAACCAGCCGTCAGCTTCCAGTTTTGCTATCGCCGTTCTGACTGTACTTACCCCGGCCCCAAGCTGACGAGAAATTGTCTCAATGGATGGCCAGCAGACCCCTTCGTCATTGCTGAAATCAGCCAGGCGAGCCATGATAGCCACACTGGATAATTTCATTCCCGAAGCTGCACAGGCATCCCATACATAGCCTGTTAATTTAGTGCTCATGCAGCACCTCCGAGATGCTTCATGTTTTTGCCGGAACGAAAGGCAATAAGAGGCATGTTGACGCGGTAATTACGCCCAAGAGGCTCACAGACAACCTTCTGACATTCGCGATCGACCAGGCTAATACGCAGAACGTACCCTTCTGGTGTGCTGTACCACTGTCCTGGACGAGGGCAATGAAAACGTTGGCTGGTGAACCGTTTAAAAATATTCCGGATCATTTGCGCCCCCTTACCTCTGAACGGTTCAGTGTCATATTGATAAGGCTCGCAAGCGCCGCAGCGTCATTGATGCGGTCGTACAGGCTGACAGCCAGCGGAGATTCCGCTTTTTCCAGCATGGGATAAAGCTGCTGTAACCAGACCTGATGAATGGATGAAATGTAGGAATATAGAACGCTGGCATTATGTGCTGCATCGCTCAGCACCGATGGAGTTGAAAGTTGTTTCTCCATCTTGTTAAAGGCATTGATGTATGCCTCTTTGAACTGGGCGGCGCGTTTGCCCGTAAAGCCCATAGCAAGGAAAGCAAAGCCGTCGCGGGTAATGTTATAGCAGGGACGTAGTTTACCTTGATCATCGGTATATTCAGCCCCCGCAAAATTGCGGGCGCTGAATTCTGGAGAACATTCAAGCGCACGTATTTTTTTCAATACATCGTCGTGGCGTTTTGTGAAATAGTTTGCAATAGCCAGTGAGGAAGTAACAGCTTGGCCGTTGATAACATTAATTTTAGGTTGTGCGAGGGCTGGGACTGTAGCCATGTTGGCCGCCTCCTTGATCAGTGAAGAACTTCCACCACCGGAAACGCCAATTTCACTGGTGGTGAACTGAGCAGGGTTGGCGTAACCGGCGATCAAGGAAACCGGCGCATCTTTCGATGCCCCCGCCCAGCCCACCATAATTTTGATATGGGCAAACGCGGACGATAAAAAAGACGCTGGCGCGTCATATATCGCCTTGATCAATTCCAGGACGCCAATCCCGGCACCCGCTTTATAAGGTGCCTGAACAGTGTAACGTCCCGGAATTGCAGAATCAATGTGTTCCTGGCGCTTCACACTCAACAAAATCACGCCTGAATTTCCATAAAGGGCTAAAACACTCATGCGGATAGCCCTTGCGCAGATAGATAACGCGCTCAGTTTCTGGTTCCCAGCGAATGACGTGGACATAAAGTCCCCTTCCATCCCGAAACCAGCGGTTAAGTTCCTGCACGATTCATCCCCCACGGTCAGGCTGTGTTCCCTGTGGTTACGCACGACCAGGCTATTTGATAATCTGCATTCATGACGCAACGGCCGGTACTCATACATCCCCGGTTGTTGCGACAAACGGTTATTTACCGTTAAACTGTTCATGCGTTGGTTTTCTCCATAAAATTTGACGCCACGGCGCCCGGAGCTGCACACTCGCGGGCGTCACCCTTTTCTGGCGCGCAAAAAACCCTGTATACCAGTGTCGAATGCTGTTGCAGCTTTGCGATCGCCTGATACAACTCCTCATCAATCACGGCTTTTTCATGTGGCTCAATAACGCCATCTTCGATAGCCACCCTGATTTGCTGGGAATAACTGGTGATCTGCTCAATCGCTTCCAGCAGGCGCTGATTAATATCTGCGTTATCCACTTCTTCCATATCTGCCAGCGGAACAAAAACGCCACCTGATGCCCTGGCTACTGAATGTGCCAGGTGATAGGTTCCTCCGGCACGTTGCAGTACCAGCGCCCACCCAATCGGGAAGATCTGATCACCACCAGTACGCAGGCGGTTAAACAGAGCATCTTTGGTGACATCCAGCCATTCCGCAGCTTCTTCATAACCGCCATGCAGACTGGAAATCGTCTTTTTAATCGCGGCCACCAGCCAGCGGGGCTGCTTTTCAACTTTCCATTCAGGTTCATGTCCCACGGATCTACTCCTTCTGCTGTGGTGGCGGTCAAATCGCCGAATCACTAAGCTGATATCTGTTTGGATACAAAATTTGCATCTCGCTAATTTCTCCGGCGTAAAATTGAGCCAGGCGCTCAGCAAGCTCTGTTGAAGGAGCCTGCTCGCATCTTTCAACCCGGCTTAATGTTGCAGGATCAACCTGAACCCCTTTAGCGACGTGCTGTAACGTATAACCATGCGATTTCCGCAATTTTCTCAATGGCGATTGCATAAAACCTCCTTCTTTTGCGTATGTCGCATGTTATTTCATACAGCAAACTTGCGCAAGTTGATTTGCACAATGCGCAAAAAATTAATGTAATGAACGCATGAATATAGGAAACCGTGTCAGACAACTTCGCCGCGCGAAGAACATGAAAATTGCTGAGCTAGCAGAAGCCATCGGCGTGGATGCCGCAAACATCTCTCGTCTGGAGACTGGCAAGCAAAAGCAATTTACCGAACAAACACTTTCTAGGCTGGCTGACTGCTTAGGTGTTGATATAGCAGAACTCTTTACCTCAGACCCAAAAGGTAATACTGTATGTAAACACAGTGATATGAGGAAGGATTCAGCTAACGTGAAGGATTTGTTCCGTATCGAGATACTGGATGTCAGTGCAAGCGCCGGTAATGGACTCATTCAGGGCGGTGATGTTATCGATGTAATCCATGCTATCGAATATAACAAGGACAAAGCATTAGCTATGTTTGGCGGGCGCCCTGCCGCTGAGCTTAAAGTGATTAACGTGCGCGGTGACAGCATGGCGCCAACAATTGAACCGGGAGATCTTATTTTTGTCGATATAAGCATCAACCAGTTCGATGGTGATGGCATCTATGTCTTTGGCTTTGATGATAAAATATACGTAAAAAGACTGCAGATGATCCCCGATAAATTATTGGTGATATCTGATAACACTAACTACAGGGAATGGAGTATTACCAAAGACAACGAGTGCAGGTTCGGCGTTTTTGGCAAGGTTCTGATAAGCCAGACGCAGTCACTCAAACGACACAATTAATAGAAAGCGTCGACAAGGCCACCATTATGGTGGCTTTTTTTTGACCCAAAATTGCATATATCGCAATTTTTTACTTGCGCAATGTGCAATTTAAATGTAATTTGCACTCATAGAGCAGCGAACAGGCAGGACGCCCACGAAGTAGCCGCCGGTGGCATACGAATGACCGGATGATTCGCTGACAGGTGTCTTCGGGAGGGGTTGCGGAACTGGGTTGACCACCAGCAACAGATAACTCAGCCGACAACACGGAGCCGTTTAACCCACGGCGTCGGAGTGTAAATACCGTAGGGGTTGTACCGACTGGTCATCGGTGCCCCGCCCGAAGATACCTGTAGCCAGTGCAAGCGATATTCTGGCGGCCCGTTCCATTACGTTAGCGGAAACCGCCAGCTTTTTCAGGAGAGCAACAGATAAGAGTTTTTCCGCGCGGTAAAGCGCTTCTGTAAGAGAGAGAACTCTTATCGTTGTGGTGAATGCGGCTCAGCGCACGCGGGTAAGGTTGAAGCTGACAGTCGATCCTCTGTAGTTAAGCACCCGTCTGGCGTGCAACCTTCGCCAGATACCGGGAGGCACCCGGCACCACAACGTTATTGCTGTGTGAAGTCTTGTCGGCGTCCGGCTCTTCCAACAACAGGAGGAAGGCGACAGTGTTCTGCCGTGACGCCGACCTTTTTACACAACAGAAAAGAGCATCTCCGCGCGACGGCTCATTACCCAATCCACCCGGAAAGCTGTTACAGCAGGTGCTCTTTTCTGTTTTGTGGAGAAACCAACTGGCGGTGGCAACCGCCATCTTGAGGGGTTAACGATGAATGATGACCGCATGACCGTAGTGCCCGACTTTCTGGGCGAACTGGATGCCGGCGTGTTCATGAACAAAATCGCGGCAGCGCTGAATACTGTCGGATTAGGCGTTCTGAATAACGGCAATAAAGGCAAGGTAGTCCTCACCTTTGATTTTGAGCGCATGGGAAATTCAGTCGAAGAGAAGCGCGTCAAAATTAAACACAAGCTGCAGTACAGCACTCCGACGCCGCGCGGTAAAGCGTCAGAAGAGGACACAACAGAAACCCCAATGTGGGTTAACAAGGGCGGAAAGCTCACCATACTGCAGGAAGATCAGGGTCAACTGTTCAGTATTAAAGGCACTACTGACGGAAAGCTTAAAGCGGCTCAGTGAACCGCAGCTAACCAAATCACTACCACCACTTTGATCATTAGTTAATAAGGAATTTTTATGTCTCAGTTAGACAGCGGCACTTTTCAGCAGGTAAAAGACCTGGTCCTTTCTGGCTATCACCTGAACGATATTCATGGGCTGGCTTGCCCGACAGCATTATTACCTGCCGGAACAGGTGTTGAAAGCCTTGAACGCTTTGCTCTGGAGCGTTTCCGCTTCCGCGGCGCCATGACTACCACCAGCATTGAAGACTTTGTCCGTTATTCAAAGGGCTATGCCAGTGCAACCGAAAAAGCACGCTGCTTTATTGATGCTGACCATATGACAGCTCGCTCAGTTTTCAATATTGGTACGCTGGATAACCCCGGTCATGCAGACAACGTTGCTTCTATCACGCTGAAACAGACTGCACCATTCCGCGCCCTGCTCCAGATCAACGGGGAACGCCTGAAACAAAAACAGATCGCCGAATGGCTTGAAGACTGGAGCGATTATCTCCTGGCGTTCGATTCTGACGGTAACACAATGCAGATTTCACAGGCTGCCCAGGCTGTTCGCCGCATTACGATCCAACAGGCAACCCAGCAGGATCATGAAGATGGCGATTTCAGCGGTAAGAAATCCCTTATGCAAAGCATTGAGGCCAGCAGCAAAGACGTTATGCCGGTGGCTTTTGAGTTCAAATGTGTTCCATATGAGGGTCTCGGAGAACGTGAGTTCAGCCTCCGCAACAGCCTGCTGACCGGTGATGAACCTCGCTTTGTTCTGCGTATCGTACAACTGGAAGCGCAGGAAGAAGCGATCGCCAATGAATTCCGCGACCTGCTTATCAGCAAATTCGACGGTGAATCAGTAGAAACGTTCATCGGTAACTTTAAAGCGTAATTGCTCTGCATTAAATCCCCGGCGCCGCGGGGATTTATTGAAGTGTAATTCTGTTAATTATCGCCACCCGGCGAGGGATTCGCACAACCAAAATTCACGCGGTGCAGCGCGAAATAAATTATAAGGAGAACCAACGATGAGTTTTATTCAAACACTTTCAGGTAAACAATTTGATTATCTCAGCGCAACTATTGACGACATTGATATTGAAGATATCGCCGTGGCGCTTTCCAATATTTGCCGCTTCTCCGGACATCTCCCTGAATTTTATAGCGTGGCGCAGCATTCCGTACTGTGCAGCCAGCTTGTATCACCGGAGTTTGCCTTTGAAGCCCTGATGCACGACGCAGCCGAAGCGTATTGCCAGGATATCCCTGCCCCATTAAAAGCGTTACTGCCTGATTATCGCGAGATTGAGAAACGTACCGATCAACTGATCCGCTTTAAGTTTGGCTTGCCACTGGAAGAAGCCAGCGTAGTGAAGTATGCAGATCTGACCATGCTGGCAACTGAACGCCGCGATCTGGATATTGATGACAATATTCCCTGGGTAATACTGGAAGGTATCCCCCCGACAGATTTATTCGAAATCTACCCACTTCGCCCCGGTCAGGCTTTCGGCCTGTTTATGGCCCGCTTTAATGAACTGATGGAGCTACGCCAATGTGCTGCATAAAAGATAAAGAGTCTGTAGTGAAGGCAATCAGATCAAGACGTTTGTGGGAGCGCGTTGAAGGCGGTGCAGCATGACAGTCCATACATTGAAGCAATGCCGCCCGGACCAGGAAGAAACTGAGTATTTCTGGAAGCTGTTTCATGCGGCACAACGTAATGATGCTCGCTGGCACGGTAGTGAAATCAGCATTATCGCCGATGAGCTATCCCGGACGGATTTAGATCGTAACCAAAAACTGTTCCTTCTCCGCTCCTGGCAAGTGCTGGTAGACGACAAAGGTGGATTCGGGCGCTTTATGGGTGCCTTTGATACTTACGTCTACAACATACAAGACCCGGATGATGACTGCGTAGCGTGGAAACCTGAACTGGCCCAAATACTGAACGACTGCAATTGTTTCGACGTACTGCTCGAGGCGTACCAAGAAGCCCAGCAGCGCATAGCAGAACTGGAGGCGCGGGAGGTGACGCTGCCAGATAGAAAATCAGAAATTTTTTGGCCTGGAGATGCTGCTGAGTTCGACAGTCTGGGTTATGTGATTGCTGTAAAGAGCGCAATCCACGCCGCCGGCATTGGCGTAAAGCAGCAGCAAGATAGCGTCGATTCTGATGTAGGTAGCAGGAATCAGCCTGGTATGGTTGTTGCGGTTCATATCGACGCCGGTGACTTTGTGAAAGTCAAAGGACAGGTGTTTGAGGTCGAGGAAACCGACTTTGACGACCACGACGTTACATTATGGTTTGTGGGTGGCAACGCATTGAAATGTTCCGCTGGTTGTCCGGTTGAGGTGGTATCTGCGCCAGTTGCCGCTGGCATCAAGGTTAAGGAGTGAGTATGGCTAAGACACAAATGCAGTTAGCGAACCGCGCATGGCGTACCGAAACAAAGGCTTTGGGATGGCATCAGGGGCAAAGCTGGAAAGGTGGCCGTAAAGCGTGGAAAGCATTCTGTCGGGAGAATGCAGCAATCACAGTTGAAGAACACCTCAAAACAGACCCGCCATTTGAGGACCAGGCTGACGCCAACTGGCATGTTGCCGAAGAACTCACTTACTGGACACCATAGGACTAGCCCATGACCACTATCACCAATAACAAACTAACAGACGAGAAAATAAAAATACGCATTAACGAGATTGAGGACAGACGTTCTGCCAGTCGTGATTTTTGGGACGGCGATTACGAATATCCTGAGGATATCGAGCTGTTGGCGCTGCGTGAGGTGCTGGAGCGCCGCAAGGCTTCCAAAGAGCCTGTGCGATACCTGAATAAATTTTCCGGTACATGCGTGACGTTAGAGCAACAGCCAAACGCGGCTGATGATGTTGCCGTGTATATTCCGCTCTACGCCGCGCCGCCAGCGCCGGTAGTGCCGGAGGAAATGCCAATGCCGTACGCTCTTAGTATGTATGCGGTTGATGCTGTTACAGCTATCGCAGAGGTAAGAGGCTGGAACGCCTGCCGCGCTGCCATGCTCAACGGAGGTAAATCGTGAAAGAGAATCAAATCCGGGAGCTTGTAAACGAGCTGCGCGATATTGCTATTGAGTATCACGGCACACAGCAGTTACGTGAACGAATTGCACGTACAGTTCGCGCTGCCCTGCTTCAGGGTAGCCAACCTGTAAGTAATCATGATGAGTTGCCATACGCACAGGTTAAGGCAGTCGCTGACCTGTACGCCCTGTGCTGGCAGTCGGGAGAAGTAGTTACTTATACGCCTGACCCAGAAAAGGCGACCATCTGGCTAAATAACTACTCGGGAACTTGCGTTCAGGAATACGTGAAGCTTGAACGACTGCAAGAAGCGCTGGCTGGCAACTCTCCGGTGATTCCTGGTGTTTATCTGGCTGATATTAATACCGACCACCAGCACTGATATTTGATGTTACAGCCCGGGTGCAGCCGGGCTTTGTGGAGAAAAATAAATGTCACGAATGATCCCCTTACTCGACTGGGCCAATGAGGAGTTCGGAGCGCAAGCACCAAGTGAGCGTATCCTTAAGAAATACGCTAAAGGCAAAATGATGATACCTCCAGCTGTTAAAGTAGGTCGTTACTGGATGGTAGACCGTAATGCTCGATTTGTTGGTACGCTTGCCGAACCGAAAATTCCGGCAAACGCCAGTCCAAGATTACAACGGATTATTGCAGATGGCTGCTAGACCACGTTCTCACAAAATTTCAATTCCGAATCTATACTGCAAGCTTGATAAGCGGACGGGCAAGATTTATTGGCAATATAAACATCCTGTTTCCGGACGCTTTCACAGTTTGGGTACTGATGAAGTGGAAGCTAAAAAGGTTGCATCCGAAGCGAACACGATCATTGCAGAACAAAGAACCAGGCAGGTTCTTAGTGTTAACGACCGTCTTGCCAGAATGAAAGGCAGAAGAACGGACATTACTGTCACTGAGTGGATTGATAAGTATATTGAAATTCAGGACGAACGGTTAAAACACCGTGAACTCAGACCTAATTCTTATCGACAGAAAGCAAAACCAGTCAGGTTATTTCGCGAACATTGCGGTATGCAATATTTGAAAGATATTTCCGCATTGGATATCTCTGAGATAACGGATGCAGTTAAGGCTGAAGGCCATAATCGTATGGCGCAAGTTGTTCGCATGGTTTTGATTGATGTATTCAAAGAAGCGCAACATAACGGTCATGTCCCTCCAGGCTATAACCCTGCCCTGGCGACCAAGCAGCCGAGAAACAGAGTCACTCGTCAGCGTCTTTCTCTGGAAGAGTGGAAAACTATTTATGAAGCTGCCGAAAAGCAAGAACCATACCTCCAGTGTGGAATGTTGCTCGCGATAATAACAGGTCAGCGTTTGGGCGATATCTGTAACATGAAGTTTAAAGACATATGGGACGATATGCTCCATGTCGAACAGGAAAAAACAGGATCGCGTTTAGCCATACCATTGGACTTGAAATGTGAAGCCCTGGGTTTAACTCTTCGGGACGTTGTATCTAAATGCCGGGATGCAGTCATCAGTAAATATCTTGTGCATTTCAGACATACCACCTCACAAGCAAACCGCGGTGATCAGGTTTCAACCAGTTCTTTAACTTCAACATTCAAAAAAGCACGTGACAGAAGTGGACTGAAATGGGATAAGGGATCCCCACCCACTTTTCACGAACAGCGATCATTATCAGAACGCTTGTACAGAGAACAAGGTGTCGACACGCAAAAATTACTCGGCCATAAATCAAGAAAAATGACAGACAAATATAATGATGACAGAGGAAAAGATTGGGTGATCGTCAACACAAAAACAGGGTGA